ATCTTCATGAACGCTTTTCATGGCGGTTCCCTTTGTCTTGAAGGTTTCGATCACAGCCCCGACAGATCGACCACCGTTTGAGCGCGGCGGGACCGGACAGGGGCATGGGTTTGGCGGCTTCGGCGGCACAGGCGGTGCCCGTGATGGGTTCGCCAAAGGCGGGGCAATGGCGCGTGTCGAGCGCGGCCAAGATCTTTGTCTCCACCCGCTCCGTCGTGGTGGCTGGGTAAGTGCCTGAGAGCAGCGTCGAGACGGCCGCTCGGGATATCCCGACTTCGGTTGCTGCGGCGGCCTTGTTGCCCCCGTGCCGCTCCACACAAGTTCGCAGCAGGGCGATGGCTTGGCTCTCGGTCATACCCCGCCCCCTTCCAAGACATGTTCTTCCTTGGTATTGGGGTCGTATAGGCAGTCCTTCGAGCGGCGGAGGATGGGGGCCAGAGGGCCCGTGTCGCGGATCAATAGATACCGGGCCTCCTTGTAACTCACAGCCTTCATGCGCCTTAGATACCCACCGCGACGAAGCGCCAACAGGTAGCGCTGAACCCCGCCGGGGTCCTTTTCGCTCGCCAGGGCCAACTGTTCGATTTCGGCGACGGTGCCCTTGCGGGCCGTGCGGATCGCTTCCCAAACCCGGACGCGCAAGCTCCGCTTTCGGCGGCCCGTTTTCGCGCTCCTCGACAAGGGGGCAGACGACAAGGGTTGCCCGGAGTCAACTACTTCCTGACCAGCGGTGGACCGCTTGAAGCATCCTCGCTCGGCGCGGTCCAGCAGACCTCGCGCCACCAGCTTGCCAACCGCCTGGGTGACCTGCTTCCGGGTCAACCCGGTCGCCTCGGCCAGCTCCTCCGTGGTCAGGCAGGCTTCCGGGGGAACGGCTCTTAGCAGGGTGTTTTGGTTCTCGGCGGAGCCACACATCACGCGGCCCTCACCTTGATGGGCTTGCCGGTCTTGCGGTCGTTCATCAAGACTTCGCCGTCCATGCTGTCTCGCGTCACCGGTCCCCCATTGCGCTTGCCGAACCGTTCGATATGGGCCAACCCCTCCTTGGCCTCCCGCAGGTAGCCCAGGGATTGTTCATGGAGGAAGGCACAGAGGTCATCAGCCACTTCCACCTCGCATTGCGCTTGGGCCAGCGCCCGAACATCGTCCAAAGTGGCGGGGCGGTATTGGACATGTTTGGCGACGCGTGAGCCGATTTGGCGGAACCGCCCCAGGGCGGAGCGCACCTGTCCCATGCCGACCAGGATCGTCGGCAGCTCCAGCAGGTCCGACAGGTCGCGAATGGTCTCCAACTGGCGGGAAGATCGGGCGATGTGGTCGACCTCATCCACGACAAGGCAAAAGGTCCCCCCATCCCGTTCCGCCTGGACGGCCCGATCGGAGAGCGCGGCGACCGCTTGGCGGAACATCTTCTCGAAGGAGTATTCGGGCGTGATCCCCACTGTCTCCAGCAGCTCCCGCAGCATCCAGGCCGGGGTCCATTCCTTCTTGCATCGCAGGTAGACCCAACCGCTTTGAACCGACAGCCGTTGGACGGAATGGGTTTTCCCCAAGCCGGGCTCCCCATCCACCACGATCAGACAGGCTTCCTCGGCCCCACGCCGGTCCAATTCGGCGACGGCGGCCAGCAGGGCCTCCACGTTGGCGGTTGTGACGAAGGCATTACGACGCATGATCTGCGCACTCCTTTTGGTCTTCGGTGTCGGGTTGAGAGGCTTCGGCGCGTTTGGCGCGGACCAGGGCGTCCAGGGCCGTCAGATCAAGGCCCTTGGTTCCAGCCAGCAGGCGGAACCCCCGGTCACGGCACAACTCGGCCATGCCCTCGTGATCGTGTTTTTCCCAGCGCTCCGGGTTGTCCATGAGCCAGCGCGCCCACGAAATATCGTCCGTTAGCTTGGGCCGCGCGTCCGGGTCCGCTAACGCTTCCGGTTTCGGAGCGGCGATGGAGGGCGGGGGCTCATCGGTGACCAAGGTCAGGCGGGGCCGGTCGGCGACTTCCGGGGCCTCCAACGCCTTGCCCATGGCCTCCACGGCCTCGGCCACGTCGGGGTCCATATCCGCAGGACCATCGTCCACCAGGATGGGGCGCCGCTCCTCCTCCGCCCGATCCATGTGAACCTGGAACCGCTTGGTCTTCATGTCGATTTTCTGTTGGTGACTCTTCTCGGCCAGGGATACGGGATAATAGCTGGCGACATGTGCGTTCCAGGCAGCGACGCAGATCAGGCGACCCATGTAGTACCCATCTGCGGTCCGGTCGATCTCGTGAACCCAGACCTTTCCGGCATCGTGGATGTCATAAGCCACCAACACGTCCTCGCCGTGCCAATGCTCAAGCCTGGAATGGTGGTAGGTATTGCCGAACAGGTCGATCAGCCCGCGATTGGTCTTTCGCTTGATTGCGGGGCGGAACAGGGCGGACAGGTCCTCGGCCTCGACGCGGTCCTCGGACCATCCGGTTACCCGGTGGGCCTCCCAGGCCTCGTCGGGGCTCATGTGACGCCGTCGACCGGTCTGGGGATCGGTGATCTTGGACAGGAACGAATGGGGGCGGGCGTTGTAATCCTGGACCTGCTCCTCGGCCCAAACCATGAAATCCGCCCAGGCCATGGCCAACGCGGTGGTGCCCGTCGCCTTCACGTCGGCCTGCATGGCCTTGTGAACCTTCTGCCGGGCCTCATCATCCATGGCACCACCCATATAGGTGACCATGGTTTTCGCGCCTCGAACCCAGATCGTTTGATGCGAGCGTTCGATGACGCCACGGGCCTGGGAATTGTAGGGCAAGGACCTGATCTTGGTGATCCCCAGCCGCGCCAACATGCCGGACAAGGAGGCATCAAACACCGGGTTGTTAAAGCCTTTGCCCCGGTCCACGTACCAGATATCCGGCAGGCCATTCCGTTCAATGGCATTAACCAGGGCTTCCAGGACCCCCCACGTATTTTCAGACAACGCCACGGACCAACCCACGGCTTTCCGCGTGAACACGTCGATGACGGTCGTCACCTCGGGCCGAAAAGGCTTGCCGGTGCGCGGATGCAAGACCATGGAGTCCAGGGTATGGCCGTCAGCGGTGTAGATGGCCGTGGGCCAAAGATCGTCTACCGAGCGGGACACGTAGGTCCGGATGGATTTCAGGGCTCGCGGGCCAAGGCGGCCCCGGAATTTCAGCAGGGAGGACACCCCCGCCAGCCACTTCCTCGCCTGATCGTAGGTCGGCGGCGCCACCCCATCGGGCAGGCCTTCCGGATGCCGCTCTAATTGCTCCACGGCCCAGGCCAGGGATGGTTTGGAGGGGCGGGCATATTTCCCCATTAAGGCCGGAGCCCAGGCGGGTAGGCCCGAGGATGGTGTGGCCTTGGGCGCGAGCGCCTTGGCATCCTTGGCCGCCCACCAGCGGGCGAGCGTCCGATAGGACAGGGTCCGCGATCCCGTCCGGCCCCCGCGCTGATTGGCCAGGGGAATCAACGCCATCAAATCGGGTCGGAGCGTTCCATCCCGGGCCGTGTCGGCGAGAACCATCAAGGCGGCACGGGGTGAGCCCGCGAGCCCCATGGTGATGAAATGCCGCGCCTCAGCCAGCAGCGTGACCCGAGCCTCCTCCGCTCGCTTCTGCCACCCCTGAAGGGTTTCCATTGGCTCCACGGCCCGGACCATCGGATCGACGGGGGCGGGAGGCGCGGATTTGACGGGAACGGGAAGGGAGGCGGCGTCAGTGCTGGGGGCCGCGATGGCCCGAGTGAGAAGGGCGTCGCGGGCGGCCTTGGGGAGGGTGGAGACAGGGTATTCGCGACCGCCTACAGAGGCCTCACGAGGACGGTTGGGCCAGCCTTCACGCGTAGCAGTTTTCCAAATGCTGGCGCGATCTCCTGGCAGTCCGGGAAGCTTTAGTTTAGCTATCTCCGCCGCCGTCATCCAGGTTTCGCTCATGACCGCGCCCCCTTCCGTGCATTGCGGCGGGCGGCGTCCATGATCCGGCTGAGTTCTTCCTTCTTCTCCGAGGCTTGGCCGTATTCCACCCAATGCAGATAGGTGTCATCGATGACCGCCTTGCCCGAGCGCTCCGCGCCCATCTGAAGAAGACGCGAATCCCCCGTGACCTCGACCAAGGCAAGGAGGCGGTCATAGGGAATGACGCTCGCGTCACGGGCCTGGGAGGCATAGGCATCTAGCATATTCTTGGAAACGGTTTTGCCCAGGGTCGTGGACATCCGCTCGGCGATGACATCGCGGGGCAGATCGCAGTCCTTGAGCGTCTGGGAAACGGCGCGCGATATCTTGACCTCAAGGCTACAGGCCCGAACCTGAACCTCGTCATAGCGCTGAATCAAGTCCGGAGGCGTGTAGTCCTCGAACAGGTCCAGGGTCAGGCTATCGCGGCGCCGAACCATTACAGGGCACCTCGCGCAAAAGCGCCCTGGCGGCCGTCATGGGTCGGAGAGGAAACAACCATGACGGCCTCCAGGGTATTCCCTACACTGGGAGCTTCCACCCAACCCAGCGAGGGAATGAGAATGACAAAGGTTGACGACGACGAGATGGATGCCTCCCTTGACGCAACCCTGCGCGTTTCGCCTTTTCTGCTAAAGAGCATGTTCGACATCATTGATGGGTCATCCACATTGATTACCGAATTGATAGACCTGCTCATTCAATCCGGGGCGATATCGGAGCGAGATACTCGAGAAATGCTTGAGCGATTGAAGGCGGAATACAGTGATCGTCACCCCGCCGACCTCGCCGCATCTACGGTGACCGGTGTCCATGATATTTTCGCTCTATCCGCTCGATCGCGCGTTTACGCATACGGGCGGCTTCTGTGCGAGCGACGGAAGCGGGAACATACCGCTGGCCTTCGCCGGCGACGGGGTGAGGAGGATCTCGCCACGCTCCTTCACGGGGCAGATCAGGAGGCCGCTGAGGCATTGCGCCAGAACGCGGACGCTTTCCCCGATCCGGACAACCAGATCCGGATGCAAACCTTGTGACCTTTCGCAGAACGGGTTTCTCGTGGTTCATCACGCACTCCTCTTTTGACTCGCGACCAGCCGAGGCTCGGTCTTATAGTTGTGGCTCGGTTGAGGTTGCAGGCGCTGGCCGTTGTCCCCGTAGCGGGACGGCCAGATCTGACGTGGCGATAGCCTTAGGGCTTCCGCGATGGCCATCTCTCCCGCGAACATCGGGTAAAAGCTGGCCTTGCGGCAGGACCCTTCCGCTAGGTTCCCCGCCCGGTCCAACGCCGCGTAGGTCAGGCCCTTGCGGTTCAAAAGGTGCCGGATGGTCTCTGGGGGAAGGTCCTCTTCGGGGCTCACGCACAACCTCGCTTGCTTCATCACCGGCCCTGCCAGGCCGGTTAATTTTGGGTGTCTGTTTTGACGAACGAGAGAGAGTGTATATCGCCAAAAATTACGTGTCGAACGAAAAAATCGGCGCACACCCTAGAAATTGGCAGCTTTAAAGGCGCCACTTATTACGTGTTTGTTTTATTTGATTTTTTTTCAGGGTGTGCACATGGAAAAGGGTGTGCGACAGATGCACACCCTAGAGAAACTAGGGTGTGCAGATGATTCATGGATGGCACAACCGACTGAAAGAGGCCAGGAAACGCCTTGAACTGTCGCAGGAAGAGATGGCAGCCCGCCTTGACGTGTCCCCCCGTACTTATCAAGGCTACGAACAAGGACGTAGTGCGCCAAAAATGGCGAGTATGGCGATTTTGGCTGAACTTGGCTTTAACCTGGGTTGGCTCGCTATAGGTGAAGGCCTAATGCATACCGAGGATACTCCACCGCCAAGGCACACCGACGCAGGCTTAGAGCCTATCGATGAGGAGCTAATGGGTCGAATTGTCGATGGAATCTCTAAGGTGTATAAAGAGGAGGGCGTGCGCATTCCGCCCGTCGATCTGGGGCGTTTGGCGCAACGTTTGGCGAACCAGCTTGCGGAAACCTATGAGGATCCGGAGGATAGGCCGGTGGGCCTGAAACTATTGCTGACCGGCCTTCGCAAGGACCTCGCCGCCACGGCGGGAGCCTTGGAAACTGAAACCAAACACCGGGCCTGAGGGTCATAACAAGCCTGACTTTACCCTTTAAAATCGTTTTGGTTGCGAGATCCATTGAGGGTTATCCGCAAATCGACTCCTGCATAACCAGCCTTGCCGATATCGAATGGGGAGATCATCGTGCTGTTCATTATAATGCTTCTCTTGTTAATCGCCGCCCTGCTGGCCTTCGGTGGCGCGGCGGTGGGGCATTTTCTGGCTTCTGCCTTTGGTTTTTTGTTTGGGGTTATCATCTTATCAGTGGGTTGGGGCATAATCTCAACCCACTGGTCTGCGGTATGGCCGTGGTTGGCCTGGGGCGGAGGGGGGGCGGCGCTGTTCATTGTCTACTTGGCGCTACCGACGCCGCGAGATCGAGAGATTTGGCGACTGCGCAGAGAGTTAAATCGCATGGACCGCTCCGGTGTCGATATCCCGGCCCGACGCATCGAGATTTCGGCGCGGATGGAGGCGCTCACCAAACGGCCTTAGAATGCGGTCGCTTCGCGCCAAACCGGTGGCTATTGATCGAACCTTGGCCGCGATTGGGGAAATCAAGGAATTGAATCGGTCCTGATCGCAATCCAATCAGTTTGTGCCAAACCGCGATCCAACCGCGCTCATTCCAGATCAATCTGTGCCAAACCGCCATTTTATCCAATAGCGCTTGAACCCGTTGGTTTCCCTACGTTTCTCCCCGATTTCAGCATTTTCCCAACGTGCCAAACCGATCACCTCCCCACAGCAACTAATAAAAGAAAAACATCCTGGAAAAAGACATGCGTCATCCACCTCCCACCGGGAGGTGGCTGATTTCCGGTGATGTCGGCGGGGGAGGGGAGGCTTGCGGAGGCGAGAGACAGCGCTAGGCCGCGAAGAAGATGTCCTGTGTCGGGCAGGCGTCGGGCATGGCGATCTTGATCCGGCGTACTGAGGTGATGATCCGGGCACCGATCTTCAGTAGCTTTTCCCGAATGGTGCCCGGCATGGCCTTGGCCAGATCCGTCCCCTGGAGGGCGTGCAGGCGTAACTGCGTCATCAGCACATAGGCGAAGCCCGCCAGGATCAACCGGGTCTGGTTGGTGCTGAAGGCATGGCCCGAGGCCCGATGGCCAAACAGATCCAATTGGCACTCTTTTATCCGGTTCTCCATGTCGCCACGCGGACAGTAGACCCGGAAAAATCACGTCACTTTTTTCGGAGGGCCATTCGCCCGGATCTGTCACGGCAGATTTTTCAGTGGGCGGATCAGCCTGATTTTCCCCTCTGGTTCCGGATTTTCCGGAACCCCGTCTTCGGCCCGGGTAGGGCTGGTTGCGAAAAGGGGCATGTGGTCGCG